GGCGTCCAGAGCTTTGATTATGGTGATGTAGAGATCGCCTCTGAAGTTGGCTGGGAGAACTACAAGCGAGTTGCGGATGAAGTTGTCCGTATGCTCGATAAGACGGGACTTCTTCATGGTTACTCATTCAATTCGTGGAGTGATATGATCACTTACGATGATGGGTTCATTGAGGAGTGGCTGGATAGCCCCCAAACATCTCTTTACTACTCACTCCAAGTGATGGGAGACGTTCAGGATAAATCCAGCGCATATGCAGCACTGGATGAAGCTGAAGTCGATGATTACCTGGAGTCTATTCTAAACGACCCTGCTCCTGATTGTAATTGCGGCGAATGAACCCTTATCAAAAACTACAACAACGTAAGCGTACCTGGACTCCTGTTCAAACCACTGCTGGAACCGTTCGTGATGGCTCACAAGAAACTATCTACCGTGCGCTTGCAATGCGGCACATGGAACTCCCCGTTGGTAGCTTCATTCAAGATGCCCTTAGTGAAATTCCAAGCCTATCGGCAGACCTGCTCCGATCTAATGTCAAAGACGAAGAAAACCACGACCTGGCTCTCGGTTACATCGCCAATGCTTTGGGTGTTGACGAAACTGCTGAAGCCGAAGCAAAGCGCCTTAGGGATGCTTGGGAAGCGCATCCTGATCACACAGTCCTTAAAGCACTGGTTGCCGAGCGTGCAATTTTCTTCGTACTACTCCCCTTCTTCCGCTTTAATGGTGACGCTGGTCTCCGCACAGTTTCCGCTGACATCAGCCGAGATGAACAAGTCCACGTAGCAGCTAATAGCCTTGTGTGTAAGGAGCTTGGGTTGGAAATCAGCCCATCTCTGGATAAGCTGCGTAAGGCGACTATCAATTGGGTTATGTCACCTCTTAAGGTATCTACCTATAAATATCTGGACAAAAAATTTTGGCTGGATGCAAGTGATCGCCTGATGTATGAAGGTAAAGCCCCAGAGCTTTCCGATACAAAGCGAGCACGTATGCCTGCCTTCTTTGAACATGCAAACCCCAATCTCCCTCAGTATGCTTGAGACCCATGGTCTCCAGCTCACTTCTCTTGTAACACAATTAGAAGAGAACTTCCCACCTGTTAATCCCCACCCGGATGACTCACACTCATTAATTATGTACCGCTCAGGCCAACGTTCTGTGGTCGAGTGGATTCAACACCAACTCAACGAAGAGAACAATGGCTAAAAAAGGTAATAGCGGCAATCGTGCTTCCGCTCCAGCTCCAGCACCTTCAAGAGGTGCAAGTCAAGCAGCTGTTCAAGCGTTTGTAGCATCTAATCCTAATTCACGTACAGCCCAAGCAGCAGCAGCCCCTGCTCAGCCAAAGCCAACAACTGTTAATCAAGGTCTGAAGATTGCAGGTGCTGGTGGTATCACGAAACAAGAACTACAGAATATCTCCGATACCACTGGTAGGTCTGGTGCACAAGTTGTTCAAAGACTTGATGCACTGAATCAAAAACTTAAATCGCAAGACCAAGTTGGTATTAGCCTTAATTCTGGTGCAGCTAATATGCTAATCCGACAGGCTCAAAACGCACCTATCACCATGAAGTCTTTGTACGGTGGTAACCAGCAGTTTGGTACAGGTCAAATCGGTAAACAGCTGCAGGGAATGGTTGGTACTCGTAGTGCGTTCGGTATCCAAGGTACTCCTGGCACTGGACGCATGATGGGTGGCACAGCTATTCGTCCTGGTGGCCGAACAACAGTACAAGGTTTTGGTAAACAGTTTGCTGGTATGCCTACAAGTGGAATCGGTAATGCCATGCCTGTTACAGAGACTCCCGCAGTGGCTACTGAAGCAGCTCCAATTGCTGCACCTGAGATGCTACCTGAACCTCTACCTGAAGAGGAGAAGGTTGATCAGATGATGCCTGGATCTTCCGCTGACCTTGCTAACTGGGCAACTGGATTTAAGACTAAGCGTAGCAGCCGTAGGGGTGCAGGTCCTCGTGCACAAGGTCTTGGATCCCAACGAGTTAATCCATCCGGTACCTTTAGAGGCGGTATGTAATGTCAGCTAAATCACGATACGATTATCTAAGTAAATATCGTTCCCAGTTTCTAGACACAGCTGTACAGTGCTCTCAGTTGACACTCCCTACTCTCATCCAACAGGATGATGATGTAGGACGTTCAACTAACATTAGGTTGATTACACCATGGCAAAGCGTTGGTGCAAAGGGTGTGGTGACACTAGCATCTAAATTGATGTTGGCGCTCCTACCTCCTCAAACCAGCTTCTTTAAGCTACAGATCGATGATTCAAAGATCGGTGTGGATCTCCCAGCAGAAGCACGATCAGACCTTGATATCTCATTCGCTAAGATGGAAAGGTCTGTCATGGAAATTATAGCAGCATCTAGTGATCGTGTTACCGTACACCAAGCTCTTAAGCATCTGGTTGTAGGTGGTAATGCGCTGATCTATATGGGTCCTAAGGGGCTTAAGCTATATCCATTGAACAGGTATGTTGTAGATCGAGATGGCAACGGTGACATCCTAGAGATCGTTACACGAGAACGCATCAGTCGTAAACTTCTAGCACCACTCATTAACACAAGTCTTCCTGTTAACTCACCTGGTGAGGATGGATCTGACAACGAAGAGGACGTAGATGTTTACACACATGTAAGGCGAGATAATAATCGCATGGTATGGCACCAGGAAGTCTTTGATAAGATCATCCCTGGTTCACAAGGTAAGGCACCACTTGATGCTAACCCTTGGCTCGTCCTTAGGTTTAATGTCGTAGATGGTGAACCGTTTGGACGTGGTAGGGTAGAGGAATTCCTTGGTGACCTACGCTCCCTTGAGGCACTCATGCAAGCACTCGTAGAGGGCTCTGCAGTCGCCGCTAAGGTCGTCTTTACCATCTCCCCCTCTAGTACTACCAAACCTCAGACACTCTCAGCTGCGGGCAACGGAGCCATCATTCAGGGACGACCTGATGACATCTCTGTTGTACAAGTTGGCAA